GCGTTTCCAATTCCGCCACTTATCCGATTTGCCGGGGCTTTCACCCGGCGCGCTGTTACTTGTTTGTGTCGTGTTTAAACTCTTCCTTTTCTTCTGAATGATATGGATAAACATCTACAATCGCCGTTTCTTTGAGAAGAATCGAAGAATAATCCGCCATCGTTCCTTTCATACCTTCGTCGAGCTTCTTCATTGCGTCGTGAATGTCTGCGGCTTGTATAAGTACATTTGTATACGTCCGTTTCTCCTTGCCGCTTTTCTCGTCAAGCGTGATGAAAGCGAGTCGCCCGGCAAACCATTTATCGGCGGAATCCTCTTCGCTCGTAAATATCTCGCTATAATGCGCGCGGGAAATGTCGGTCACTGTAAACTCACCGGAGATAAACGGTGTGACCTCTTCGATTATTCGTGCTTCTGCTTCGGTAAAACTTAGCGCATCGACTAAATAAGGTTCAGTTACTTTCTTATTGCCTCCGTCCTCTATTACCTTCTCGTAACGGATTTTACATAAAAACCAAGTGTGCATCATAATTTCGTGTTTATTAAAGTGTTTATAAAAATGTGATTAATCGTGTTGTGTTAGTGTTGTGACGGTACTTTCTTCGTCAATTTCTTTAATTCCTTCCGTATCTTATAAATCTGATTCTTAACCGGAACACTGTTTTTTGCTTCCGGCTTTAACGTCTCGATCTGCATCTTTAAATCTAAGACCGCCTTTGCTGAATCAATGCAATCGAGGAAGTCCAGACCGGAGCGAATAGATTCGTCTACCATCTCGCTAGCCAACCGGATGCGATCATATAGTTTCTTTATATTCTCCACATGATCGGCTCGATTCATTTCAAGTATTCGACCTTCATTTACATAACCGTCATAAATGACATAATACAGTTTGTCAACATCTGGACGCCCTAGAAAATGTCCGAGGAATTGCCAATAGTATTCGTCTTTTTCATCGATGATATTCCCGAACTGTAACGATTCGATCTTTCCTTGCGACATCGGGCACTTGATTTCACCCAGAGCGATAACTTTTCCATCAAATCCGTATACATAGAAATCCGGTGAATCTCCAAATCCTTCAAAAGGTTCATTGAAAACAATGTCCTTAAAATCGGTTGTACACGACTTGATTTCGTTCATTAACTGGCTCCGTACCCATTCGACCGCTAGCGGCTCGTTTTCGTGCCCCCAATCAAACGCCTTGTTACTTCCGTTTTCTCGCATCGTCCCGGTTCTACGCTCGTAGCGTACTAAATACATCGCGTCTAACGCACCTTTACCAAAGGGACAACCTTTGCCCGCTTTCATCAGGTCGGGAAGCGTAGAGGCGGTTATTTTGCCGCGTCTCTTTTCTTTCCATTCAAATTCTTTTTGTTCACTTGATTTCATGTGCTACTAATTCTTTGATTTGTTCTTTAGTTAGTTTATATTTCGTCTGGACTTGCGCGACCGTAAAACCACCCGCCAGACCGTCGAGGATATTTTTCCAGATTGCCGATCCGGTTTCAACCGTAGGCAATGAGTTTTCTACTTTCGGAATGAATGGACGAATACGGAGCGAATCAACCTTTTCGCCGAAAGCGTCAACCATTACCGAACCGATTTGAATTTGCTTGTTTACCCATTCTTCGAAATTCGGCGTTTTGAAAATCTTCGTCATAGTCTTGCAGTTCGTCCGGTTGAGAATCATCGGTTTTACATTCTCGAAGAAATAAGCGACGAAACATTCTTCTTTCTTTCCAGATGTACCGACTACCTGTTCTTTTTTCGTTTCCCGTATGGTGAGAATTATATCTTTCCCATCCGGTAGGCTGTAAGCGCCTAGATAGTCATAATTAAATTGAGTTTTCCAATGTGTCATTATCGTGTTGTGTTATTACTATTCGTTTCTTTATTATCTCCTGTAATCTTATCCAAAAAAAGATCAAGCGCTTTGATACATTTATCCGGCAATTCCTTTGATGTTTCGTTTTGACGCAAATAGTTTATCGTTTCTCCAATACCTATAATGCGATACATCTCTTTTGTTGTAGGGGTAAAAATCAATATTAAAAGAGAAATTGCAATAATAACACAGGATACTTTTTTCGCTTTATATATCCCTTTGTCGATACATTCTTTTTCACTATAAGATTCGATATTCGATTCGATAAATACATAAACCAACCATACAAGTGCAACTATAAGTATAATTACAAAAGTTACATTTACAGCATCTAGCCTTTCAATCCAATAAAGTTCATTCATTTTGTTTTGATTTTAAAAAGTCATTATTAAAATTATCCGATTCACCCTGATAAAGCGACTCATAACAGCGAGCGCAAACAGTGATTATCTTCGTGCCGTGTCTGCCACGTTCATACGTTTCGACTTCTAATTCAATCTCTTCTCCCGGTTCGATCTCCTCGCCGCAATCTTCACAAACTAGAGTATCAGTAGGACACGCGCCAAGAACCGTACAAATGCGACAATTACCGATACATTGAGGATTCGCCGCCATGTCGTTTCACATTTAGATAGTTACAAACTAGCACATAGACAACCGTGATAAATACGATCAATAGTGCGATAATTAATTTGCCCGGCTCCGGTTCGCCTTCTGCGAGGCTGCACGCTAAAAGCATTAAGAAAATAGCGGCGGGACTTTGTTTTAGTGTTAGCATAGTGTTTGGTTTTATACGACCTTATTACTCTGTATAAATCTATCTATACTCGATAAATCGTACCAGATCATTTTTCCAAATTGAGAAAAGGAAATTAGTGCTTTTTCTCGTAACGTTCTCAAAAAATCATCCGAGCATCCTATATAGGATTTTGCTTCATCTTTACTAAGCCACTTCTTTACTATTGGCTCAACTTTTCCGGTTACTCTAGTTCGTCCCATTGCCGTATCATTCTTTACGTTCAACATAAATATTATCTCCGTCGATCCAAGTTTTAAAAACTTTTCCTTCATCGGTTTTTAAATCGGACGCGGTCGTTCTCACTGATTTTCTGCGGTTGCGTGGAAAGTAGGTTTGTCTCCCTACTTCCATCGCTTGCAGTGTCGGTTTAATTGGTGTTGTGTTCATTATCGTGTATCGTATTATGCAGGGCTTTCACCCTGCTGTTTAAACTTATATTGCTGCTTTCAACTTTTTTATATCTCTTATTAGTTTTTCTTGCCTTGCTACTTCATTATCTGCCATTTCGTCAAGCCCGATACTTGCATACCATTCTGCATTGTTAATAGCCTCTTCTAATGCTATTTCTTTTTGTTCAATTAACGCATTAATGGCGTTCTTATCACGGCTTTCGATTAATATCTCTAAGTCTGTCTTTCTGGTTAAAGTCGCTTTCATAATCGTATCTATTATGTAGCCCCGAAGGGCTACGGATTAATATTAAATCTTCTGGTATCCGAATGAGTTCATAAACTTCTCCGCGCCTTTGAACGTTTTGAAAGTCTTGCTACTAGAAAGCGTACACGCTAAGAATCTTTGTCCGACTGTTGTATTAATTAAACTTACACAACATACTGTTTCACTTCCCGCTTTTTTAAATTCTACGTCTCCGATCATTCCTGCTTTCATAATTCTATACTTTTATTTGTTAGTTCTTGATTGATTGATTAACTTTGATGCGACAAAGATAGATATTTATTCGATATAGTATCGAATAAGAGAAGTTTTTGTATTCGATTTTATATCTAATTAACATACAAGCATTATGGGATTACGAGAGCGATTATTAGATTACATTGCCTACAAAGGCATAGATAAAGCTACATTAGAAAGAAAAAGTGGGTTATCAAATGACGCCGTTAATAAGATGGGGGACAATACCAGAACTAGTACGCTCGATAAAATATCGAACGCATACCCAGATATAAATATAGCATGGCTTAAAACGGGAGTTGGCGAAATGATTCAAAATCAAGAGAGAAATGAAAAGACTATTTCTGTCAATCAAACAACAGTATCAACGAGCAAACGAAATGGAGCGCTAATATACGACATAGACGCAACGTGCGGTTTAAGTGGTAGAGATATAGAATTTACAGACGAAAAAGTGATAGGAAGTATAGACGCGCCAGAAATCAACCCAGATTCAAAGATTATATTCGCCACGGGCGATAGTATGCAACCGTTAATCGCCTCGGGCGATAGAGTAGTAATTAGGAAGATCGAAAGTTGGGACTTTTTCAACTACGGGCAAGTATATTTAATCATAACGAACGAATACAGGCTTATAAAGAGAGTTCGTAGACATCCGAAAGATTCAGATAACTTAATCCTGCTTCGTAGCGAGAATCCAGACTATGACGATATAGATTTACCGAAACGCGAAATTATTCATCTTTTTATTGTGGAGAACATTTTATCTATCAAGAATATATTATAAATCACCAAAACAAAACAACATGAAAAAGCAAACATATATTTTGTTACAAATTATATTACTGACAACATCGTGTACAAAAGAGTATTCCTATTCAAAGCACGGAGATAAATTTATGCTATCCGAGAATCTAACATCATGGTATAAGCCTAATGTTATCGAAAACGAATTAGACATGACGACCGATACAATAGGATATATATTACATAAATATAAAGTAACACAAGAGGGAATATATGTATACTGTGACTCATTATTTGATGAAGGTTTGCAAATGAATTTAGAGTACTCCAAAGAGTTTTATAATAATAAATTAGGAATGTACAGAGACAGAACAAATGTTGAAATTCCTTATACAGGAAACAAGGTCAAAGGAAAATACGAATACTACGTCAACTTTAAAAAGTTCAGTTGTCCTGAATATGAAAGAGTGCATTTTAAAAGTGCGGAATTGATATCTAATGATGATTGGGATAATACCGCTATATTAGACTCTTTAGAATTAGCGGAATTATTTCCAAATATAGAAGCATTAATGTACACATATAAAGAAAACCACTAAAAACAAAACATCATGGAAGTAGTATTAATCATAGTAGTAGCAGCCGTTATAATGTTAGCGATAAAAATTGCAATGACAAATCCCAAAGAATCATCTAACAACCAAAATCAATCTAAAACCGAAACGCCGTCGGAAAAAATAGAATTTCCGCCATCCGGATACTTTTACCATGAAATGGTAGGAATGTACTATCATGGAGTTACACCTAAAGATTTCGGCATATTCAAAGGTAAAGCGATAGCCGAAACAAACAACCCTAAAGATAAATTTGCAGTCGGTATATACCGGGACGGCGATAATAAGTTAGTCGGGTATATTCCTAAAGACTTTAGAGGAGTCAGTAACGAAAAGATTCATGAAGAGATTACAGAAAGCGGCGGTAGTCGAGATGTAGTGTTTAAGATAAGCGGAAGCGAAAAAAGATGCTACGGAACAGTTTATATAAAAAATAGCTAATAATTCCCGCCAAATAAACAAGCATCATAAATCACTAAAAACAAACCATCATGGGAACATTTTTCGGCTTCATCGCGGCATTATTCGCCGTACTTCAAATCGTTCTATTCTTCAAAATCTGGGGAATGACGAACGACATTAGAGAAATCAAAGAAAAGTATCTATCCTCGACCGATCCAAAGAAAAGCGTATCGTCCGCCAATAATCAACCGACCGAATTTAGTATAGGCGAATTGGTCGTAGAGATAAAGACGAATAAGCAAATGCGAATCAAAGAGATTACACAGGACGGAAAGTATAGTTGTTACACAGGTGGAGGCGCTTCGCACGAGGGTGACTTTACAGCGTCGGAGATTAAGCATTTTAATTCGTAGAGTTATGAAAGCAAGAGAGAAGGATCAAATACTATCAGCAATCAAAAACGATAATTTTGATTATAAAAAGGCTATTCATGGCGAAATAATTTCCGAACTAGAACGATCCGGTTATGTCGATATTACCCGAACAAAGGACGGAAGTTTTTTCGACATAACCGATAAAGGGGAAACCTTTTTGAATGATGGCGGATTTTCTAGGACTGAAAAAGAAAAGCAAAAGGAGAAGCGCAAAGAATATGCTGTACGAATCGCATTTCTTGTACTAGGTGCAATCATTGTTAAATTAATAGATCTATTATTCGCTTAACAATTGGTTCAAAAAACGTATAGAGGAAAGAACCTAATAGAAAGTAAAAAAGACGATCCTTTGTTTTATTAGACATAATTTATATGAATTGAATAATGAAGCTAAAATTAATCATCCCAAATCGAGTCCATTATTAGGAACACAATAAGAAATATATAAATACGCACGGAATAATAGCGAGTAACAAACCACCTAAAACGTTCGACATAATTATTTTAGTATAGCATTTAATATCTGAACTAATAAATATATAATTGTAGTTAGATAGCTAATCAATAATAAGAATTTGAAGTTTGATTTCATAATAGTACTTTTACTACTAGCCGAGTAAACTAAAAACAGATAGCTTAAATTCAAGCAAATAATGTTTGCTATTCTTGATTGATTAATTAACTTTGTATTGAAAACGTTCTTTGATAAAGATGAAATATAAGAGGTGATATTTATAAGAAAGGGTACGAGCACCGTTTTTTAATGCAAATTTGGTGCAAATTAATTTTATAAAAATCGTAATCAACTGATAATAAGCGAATTGAAAGACGTAAAAAAACGCCTCTCACGCATGTAATACGAGTTCGATTCTCGTACCCACTACCACTTGATTATCAGCCTCTTACAAACAAGTAAGAGGCTTTTTTATTGCCTTATATCTATATCAAAGTATCGTTTTTAGGCGTTATAAATGGGTATTATTAAAAAAAATGGTGCAAATTTTGCGTAAATTTTCATCTCGCATAATTATCGCGCTATCCCATTAATGGACTCTCTTTTTCTTTATAGATCTCGAAGTAAGATTCCTTATCAATCCTCAACCGGACTCTGTCCTCCCTTTTCTGACCTGCCAGATTCACAAACAGATTGAAATACAGTTGGCTGAAAGAAAGGTTGGAACGATCATAAGTTATATCGAACGTCCAAGTTCTGCGGAAAGAATCGAACGTAGCATACGATTGTTCACCCCCTTTACACATAAACACTTCCGGGAAAGACGTAGGAGGATAAGGCTGGAATAAGCCGGCTAATTGAGCATAAATATAATCAATCATCCATTCATCTCCTGTTAAGGTCAATTCTCCTTTTAAACGGAGTTTGATGGCATAACTGGCAGTCACGTCGGGCGAAGTATAAACAGGGACCTGGCTTTCTGCCGGATAGTTGCCGTCTTTATATCCAAGACTCATCGTTAGTTTGGATTGACCGACACCATTAAAACCACTCACCTCCTGATCAGTCAACCGGTTTCTCAGACTAACCATAAATGTCAATTTACCGAGCGTCGGATCACCCGGATATTGCGCGAGCGTGTCCAGTACATAATCTTCGGTATTATAACTACGGGCTATCAAATCACCCTTTCCAGCCTCCAAAGCCGGACCGCCTCTTTCCACATCCACGTTGCCAACCGGATAATAAATAGCATCATTATCCCTTACACAACCACTAAAACAGAACAGCAACACTGCCAACTTTATTATCTTATTCATTATCAACTACATTTTGATTTTGCGGACAAATATACATCTTTTTTGTACCACACATGATTTATGTCAACCGTTTTTAGTATTTTTGCACACACCAAGACAAAAAGACATGGATACACTATTAAGAGATACCGTAAATGCTGTTGTTAATTCCCGCTTTCCGGAAATGAGCATAGAAGGAAGACGGCAGATAGAAAACATACTGATCCGTGAAGAATTTCCCAAAGGAGCAATAGCGCTGAATGAAGGAGAAGTAGCTCACGAACTCGTTTTTGTTGGCAAAGGTATGCTTAGGCAGTATTATTACAAAAATGGAAAAGACATAACCGAACATTTCTCATACGAAGGCTGCATCGTGATGTGTATCGAAAGTTTCTTGAAACAAGAACCTACGCGGCTGATAGTGGAAACTCTGGAACCTTCCATCATTTACCTATTCCCCCGTGATATGATACAAAAGTTGGCAAGAGAAAATTGGGAGATCAATATGTTCTACCAAAAGATACTGGAATACTCCCTAATCGTATCGCAGATTAAAGCAGACTCCTGGCGTTTTGAATCCGCCCGCGAACGCTATAACCTCCTGCTCGAAACACATCCGGAAATCATCAAACGTGCACCTTTGGCGTACATCGCCTCCTATCTTCTAATGACACCGGAGACATTAAGCCGTGTACGTTCCGGTGTTTTATAAATTTAGCGGCTTTTCCGGTATTCCTTAGGAGACATACCGGTGTAATGTTTGAAGTATTTTCCAAAGAAAGACTGGTTTGCAAAATTCAGCCGGTCGGCAATCTCTTGTATATTCATACTTGAAGAATTCAGAAGTGCTTTCGCCTCCAGAATCACCAATTCGTCAATCCACTCTCCCACTGTTTTCCCACTGACCTCTTTCACTACTCCCGAAAGATGCTTCGGTGTCAGACATAACTGATCAGCATAGAATTTCACACTGCGTTCAGACTGGTAGGACTCTACTAAAAACTCATAGAAACGTTCAAAAATATATTCTTTCCGACTTTTATTCTTCACTGTGACAGTATTGGCAGGTACATGGTTATTAAGAATATTATACAGTTCGAAAAAGAACCCCTGCATCAATCCCATCACAACCTCTTTACGGTACACCCCCTCCTTATTTCTCAATCTCTTCCTGATAAACATATGATATTCCTTCACAACCTCCTGCTCGTGCGAGTGAAGGGCGAGACACGGATAGTCTTTCAGATAGAGAAATAAGGAAAGCACATTCCCTATTTTAGGCAACACCTCCAACATATTCTTTGACACAGCAAAAAATATTCCCTTAAAATCGGGACTAAAGCACCGCTGTTCAATAATCTGGCTGGGCAACGCTATCACCATCAATCCGGGAGACAACTCAAATTCACGCAAACTAATATTAAATGCACCAGTACCTTCCAGGCAAAGCCCTACAGTCAGCACTTCCAGTTTGGTAGGTCCATTATACAATGATATAACGCTCTCCGTATCGAAAAGTGCTATATCATTATCCATAACATCAATATGGTCGGCATCTATATGTTTGGAATGAACTACCGAAGAAATACCTATTTTAGGAACACTCTGAATATCCATACTCTCTCTTTTTTGCGACAAATATACCAGCATTTAATCAGATACACAAGCCATTCAGGAGTATTATCGGACATAATGAACACTTTTGACTACTTATTGAACAGACCGGAATAGATATTCATAATCATGTCTGGCAGCCGGCACTGTCCATTTCTCCGGAACAAACTTCCACTGATTCAGGGCTTTGGGGTCCATCTTACCTTTCTTTTCGATATAATTCATCAAATAGAAACGAAGGTCTTTATCCGTAGAGAAAATAATACGGTCTTTCAATTTCTCCTGCGGAATACCCGATCCTTTCGTCAACAGTTCTCCACCGCCATTACCACGATAAGAATTTAAGGCCACTTTATATATCTTATCCATACGGAAAGGAGAACCGTCGGCCATACTCGTAATCGTAATCTTTTCTCCCTGCGGTTTAGTCACGTCCACCGTATAAATAATGCCGGAAGCCGAGTCGAAATTAAAACTGAAGTTCCGGAAAGAAGCCCTGTCTTCCGCACCTTCCCGAGGTTTCTCCTTGAACCAGAGCAGATGATCTTCCGGTGACTTCATCCGGTTCGTCCACATATAATAAGACATCTCCAGAAACTCCTTAATCTCCTTCCCGGACAACGTCATCACGTACAACATATTCTCGTACTTATATAAGTTGAACATATCACTGACAAACACATCCCCCTTCTTTATCTCCGCATCAAACGAAAGCGGAGCGGCAAAAGAGATGTCAGCTCCGGTAATGTCGAGCTGTAAGGTATGTATCAAGTCGATAAAAGCGGAAGGACCGAAGAAAGCAGGACGAGTAGAGATACTCTCGGTAAAAGTTCCGATCTTCTTGGATACAAACTTCTGCACCGCCTCATATTGCGGAGCAAAATAC